TATATTCATCTTCCTCATATTCATATTCATATTCATCTTCCTCCTCTTCTTTATAGTTAAAAGAATCTTTATAATCATTGAATCCAAAAAAATCAATAAATTTTTCAAATTCTTCTTCTTTTGTATCATTGAGATTAATTTCTAATAAATCAGAATGGAGTTGCTTATAATATGTATTATGATACGAAGCCAAATAGATGTTAGCCCAGAATCCAGTTTTAAAAAACTCACTTATTAAATCAAGTTGCTTATCTGTAAATTTAGTATCAATTATGTTATTATTTCCAAATTGGTTACTAAAACGTATTTTTATTGCAATAAGATTATCTGGGTACTTTTTAATATTTTCCTCAAGCATCTGATATTGTTTTCCAGTATTAGAAATTAATGTGAATAAAGCCATAACCTTAATTTTATTATTTATAATCTGTAAGTGATAAAGTAAAATATAATAGATTATGTAATTATTTATAATTTCAGTTTTTTTTTAAATAATTATGGTTCTTTTGAGTTTAATATGATTTATATTATTTTTTTTATTTTTAATATTGAATTTATTAAAGTAACTATTATGTGAATAATTATGTAAACTATTATAATTATTATTTAAATTATAACTTGAATAATTATATAAATCATAATTATTATTTAAATTATAACTTGAATAATTATATAAATCATTATTATCATTATCACTATTATTATTAGTATCAAAACTATTCATATAATCTAATTCTTCTTCTAAATCATTAGTAATATTAATTGTTAAATTTTTCCGTTCAAATAATTCATTAGGAATATCAATATCACAATTATTATAAATATCTAATTTTGTAACAGATTCTGGAATATTATCAATAATATTTAAAATATTATCACTAATGTCAATTATTTTAATTCCATTTGGAAATTTTGGTATATTGGTTAATATATTATTAGATAGATATAATTCTTCTATACTATCTGGAAATTTACAAGTTATATAATTTATACTACTATTATTTGCAAGTAGTTTTTTTAAATTTTTTGGTAATTTTATAATTGCAGTTATGTCACAATTATTACAATATAAATCTTTAACTGTATCAGGTAAATCAGGTAATTCTTTAAAATCATTATTAGATATATCGATATATTCAAGTGTATTATTTATATTTTCTAATATCTTTAATTTATTATTACAACATATGAACTTTTTAAGTGTATTTGGCATTATATCATTTATTTCTTTAATATTATTTATTGATATATCAATATTTTCAGATTTAGGAGGATAAGTAAATGTAATTAAATTATTATTGTATAATTTAATTGTCTTTAGACTTGTAAATAATTTACCATTAAAATTTGTTAATTTATTATTTGTAACAATTAGAGTTACTATTGTTGTAGGAATATTTAATGGCAATATATTATATATATTATTAGAATTTAAATTAAGAATTTCTAAATTAATCGGTAATTTATTTTGATTAATATTACTAATTTCATTATTAGAAAGTATTAATTTTTTAATCCAATAGTAATTTTTAATATCAGGTATTATTTCCAAATTACAACAATTTAAATTTAATTTTTTATTTTTATTATTACAATTTTTATTTAGATTTTTTATTATTTTTTCTGAATATTGTTCCATTTTTATTACTTATTATACTTTAATTAATATTTAATTTTAAAATCAATTTTTTCTTTTTTTTGTATAAATTGGTTATATAATGGATAATTTATTTATTAAAACAGATAAAACATATAAATATATATATAATCCAATTTTTAAAACAATACCTCCAAATTTCTTGTCATTATCAAATTATGTATTAGTATATAATGATTCTATAAACTATAAAATTATTGCTAGAGATATAGTAGATAGATATCCAATTATTTATGATAAATATTATGATAAATTACAACAAAATAATGCTGAATTTGCATCAGATATAACTATATCTTATTGTCCATTTACATCAGCATCTGTTATTTATTTTGGTAAATTAGAATTATCGAATGAATTATATAATAATAATGTTATATTAATCGACAAAAAAAATCCGGATTATAAAATTATACAACTGAAAGGAGATGTATATTCTAAACAAACTAAAAAAATAGAACCAATTTATTTACGAAGAACAGAAATTAAAATAATGACTTTAAGAAATGCATTAACAATGTTTCCAGATTGTCTATATCTTCATATTAATCTATCAAAAAATTCAATTATAAAAAATATAAATAATTATCATATAAATAAAGAAATATTATATCCACTTACTAATAAATCAGAAAAATATCATCCGAAAACATTAATTTATGGTATTGAATATGAATCAACTGATATCAATAAAACAGAAAAACATACAATGATTATTGGAAAAAAAGATAAAAATTTTGATTATCAAAAAAATGGTTTTGATAAATATTTTGATAATATGTTAGATAAAATAAGAGATAAGGCAGGGATTATTATACCATGTTACTATTTTTCTTGGTATAGTATGTATCCTAATTCTAAAATAATTCATTTATAATTATAAATATCCAAACCAAAATATTACTTCAATATATTCTAACATTAATAATTTTATTGGTTTTTTTATCATTTAATCATTTTTATTAATTTATTAATTGCTTTTTGGCGTTCTATATTAGTTGATCTATTTTTAAGTGTATTTAAATTTTTTACTATTTGAGTATTATTTTTTTTCTTATCTGCTGATGACATTTTTGCATAATTATTTACATAATTTTGAGCATATTTTTGGAATTCATTATCAGTTTGAGCAATACCCATTTTATTTATTAATATATCTAAGTTTTGTATTAACGGATAATTTTTGGTATTAAAACTAATCTCTTTTAATGTTTGATTATTCGTTTGCTTTGTTATAGTATCTACTTGTTTATTTATATTTTCTAATTCATTTAATGGTTCTTCACTTGATGTTAATTTATTTATAAAATTAAATATTCCAGTCTCTAATCCTTTACTATAATCTATTAAATTATCAGCAACTCCTTTATTATAAAAAGATATTTTCTTTAATTCATCTATGTTTTTACCTAATACTTTTAAATTATCTTCCAATTTTGTTGTATCTATTTTTGCTGTTGTCTTTATATTTTGTAACATTTTGTCAAATTCTTCTTTCCTTTTTCGTAACATAGCTTTTAATTGTTCTATATTATCCATTTTTATTTCTGATGATTTTGTTGTTGATTGTTGTTGTGGTAGTGGTGGTTTAGATGGTTGTAATTCTGGTTGTAATGATTGTTTTGGTGGTAATTGTGATGATTGTTTTGATGGTAGTTGTGGTAGTGGTGGTTTAGATGGTTGTAATTCTGGTTGTAATGATTGCTGTGATGATTGTTTTGGTGGTAGTTGTGGTAGTGGTGGTTTAGATGATTGTAATTCTGGTTGTAATGATTGTTGTGATGATTGTTTTGGTGGTAATTGTGATGATTGTTTTGGTGGTTTAGATGGTTGTAATTCTGGTTGTAATGATTGTTTTGGTAGTTGTGATGTTTGTGTAGGTAGTTGTTGCATTATTTTCCCAGAAGTTTCTGATGAAGTCATTGGAATATGTTGTTCTTTTTGTGATTTTAAAAGATCAACATTTACTCCACCAAACATATTTAATCGATGATAATATTTTAATTTTTGTTGATAAATTTCTGCATCTTCTAGTGTTTGTGCAGTTTTAAGCTTATTTACATATTTTTTTATTTTATATGAAACTTGATTTGAATGCATATATTATTAAAATTAGAAAAAAATTGTATACTATTCATATATGAATATTATTGAGGCTTATATAAAATTTAAAGGTCAATTAATAATAGTTATTTCTGGAATATCAGGATGTAATAAAACATCTATTGCTAAAAAAGTGAGTAAAAATTTTAAAATTAAGTATATCAATCAAATTAATTATTATAAAGAGGATATTACTGATAAGACAGTATTACCAAATAATGAAACAATAATAAATTGGTATAATGATGACGCAATAAATTGGAATAAATTTAATAATGATATTGATACTCATAAAAAAAATGGAATCGTTATTTCAGCATTTACTTTACCTAAAGAAAAAATATCATTTAATATTGATTACAATATACATGTTGTTATATCTAAAAAAAAATGTATGGATAAAATAAATAAATATATTAAAAAACAAATAGAAAAAAATCCAGAAGAATATGATTTAGTAAATTTTACTACAGAAAAACTCAAAATGAATCAATTGATTTACCCATATTATTTGCAATCAAGAGAAAATATGAAAATAAATAAATTTATTAATGCTATTGAAAAATCAACAACAGATTTATGGGATGAAATTTGGGATATTTTAATATATGATTTTATTCAAAAATATGTTGATTGGTTCACAGAAAATAAATATTTTGAATGGAAAAATAAAAGTAATTGTTAAAAATTTTACATTATAAACAATTTTTTTATAGTATTAATCTCACCATTCCTATATTTACAATATAATTTACCTATACTAATTAGCCATAATATTATTGTTACTATATAAATTATTTTTGAAAATGTATTATAATTATTTTTAAAATCATATATTGGTTCAATTAGTCTACAAGTAAAACAATCATTATCATCATATTTATCACCATATAATTTTTTCTTCAAATTTCTTTCAATTATTGTCAATATACAAGTATTATCATTACATAACCAATGAATTATTAAAAATGGTATTATTATAGAATGTATCATAAGAAAGTAATTACTATTAGTTAATGGTATACCTATGACAAAAAGTATAAAAATAATATGAAGTAATGTTATTAATTTTAATAATATTTCTTCCATTATATATTATATATTTATAATTTAAGTTAATTTAATTATTTTTCTTTTTCCTTGATTTCCTTTTACTTGTTTTCCTTTTACTTGTTTTCCTTTTACTTGATTTTCTTTTACTTGTTTTTCTTTTACTCGATTTTCTTTTACTTGTTTTCCTTTTACTTGTTTTTCTTTTACTTGATTTTCTTTTACTTGTTTTCCTCTTACTTGTTTTTCTTTTACTAGATTTTCTTTTACTAGATTTTCTTTTACTAGATTTTCTTTTACTTGATTTTTTATTTGATGTAATGCTGCGACCTATTTTTTTTAATTGCTTAGTAACTTGGCTTAATTCTTTTGATAATTTTTGTAATTCTTTTTTCATTTGATTTTTTTTAGTTTTATCTTTTTCATAAGGAATATTTTTTTTAATTTTATTCATTCTACCTCTCAAAATAGCCATTTTAGTTAATAATGCAATTCTTGTATCTTTTTTATTTTTTTTATTTTTAGCATGTTTTAATATTAATGGATCAATTTTTTTAATTCCGTAATACCGTATTTGATTATTCTCTGCACATTGTTTCATATTTCCTCTTTTTTTATTAGAAGGTATTTTTCCTATACCACAATAAATATCAGACATTACACTATAATATTAAATGAGATATTGTTTCGTAAATTATAAAACAAATATATCTTATAGTTATATTAGTATGGTCAATATTATAAATAAGATATATGTTATAAATTTGGATGAACGGCCAGACCGTTGGAGAAATATTAATCTTGATTTTATTGGTACTGGTTTAAAATTAAATAGATGGAAAGGTATGTATGGAAAACATTTATCGGATGATAAAGTAAATAATAATACTTCTAAATTATGTAGTATATTTTGTACACCATCGATGATTGGGATATGGTTATCACATTATAATCTTTGGCAACATATAGTAAAACATAAAGAAAATAATGTATTAATATTGGAAGATGATGTTGTACCAATAAAAGATTTTACCAATAAATTAAAAAGTTATTGGAAAGAAATACCAAAAGATTGGGATATGATTTATCTTGGTTGTCATGGTTCGTGTGATAAAGATTCATTAATTAATGGAGTATTATCAACAACATTTAATAGATATAATAAAAATGTTTATAAAAATAAAAAATTATCTAAACATATAATTAAACCAAGTTTTCCCGTAGGTTTTTATGCTTATATGTTATCTTATAAAGGTGCTAAAAAATTAATAAATCATCCTTATTTTAAGAAAGCTAAATATCATATTGATTGGAGTGTTGCAATGCAAATGATGGATAATAATAATTTTAAAGCATATGCAATTACACCACCTTTAATTTATCCTGATTTTGATAATAACAAAAGTGATAATATGGTTGTTAGTCATAAATTATTTGAACAATTATTTTCTAGGATACCAGTATCACAACAATTGGATTTACAAACATTATTAAATTTGAGTTGTTTATATTATAGACCATTATCGATATCAATAAATTGTTTTACAATATTATTAAGTATAATTGCTTTAATTATTGGTTTATTTGTAAATAAACATATTAAAACATTTGCTATATTTTTAATATTTTTCCAATTATTAGAAATAGCATATACAAAGAGTCAAAAAGATAAAATTAAAATGTTAATTTTTGAATATATAATTAGTATACTATTTTTAACTATTGGGTATAGAATCCATATTTACCTAAATAAATAAAATTGAAAAATATATTTATTGTAGTTTATTATAATTTTTATATTTAAGTTACACATGTTATTTTCAAAAATAATTTTGTATACTACTTATGAAGTGAAGTATACTACATCTAAATATAACTCTAGATATTTCAAAAAAGCAATAGATATATATAATGCTAGAATAATATTTAATTTTGATTTAAAAACTAATCTAAAAACTGCTTGGAATACAATTAATAATTCTAATTGGAAATCATTATTAAAATGTAAGATACAAGAAAATTATATATCTAATAATAATAAAATACATAATATAAATATAATAATAATGGATGCATTACTTGATCCATTACAAATGAATGATTATAATACTAAATTACAATTAACTTTTAATGATGATTTACAGATTGTTGGAATTGATTAGTATGTTCATTTAAAAAATTAATTAAATTATCAACAGATGTTCTTTCTTTATAATTATATTGCATACATTTTAAAATAATATTAATTATTAATTTTAATATTTTTAAATTATGTAAAGATAATTTATAATCCAATATAAAATTAATATTATTTTTAATATTAGTAAAATTTTCTAAAAATTTTTGGTGACAAAAAATAATATCTTTTTTATTTTTTGTATTAGATTCAGGATCATAAATTACTATATTTTCTAATGGATGTATTAGTGTAATAAATTCATATAAAGATATACCTAAAGCCCATATATCTTTTTTTTCATTAGAAATTATTCTTTTAAATATTTCTGGTGCTAAATAGAGTGGTGATCCAGTTGTAAGTTGTAATCTATCATTAAATGCAGAGACATGTCCATAATCAATTATTCTTATTTTAAAGTTTTTACCCAATACTATATTTTCTAATTTAAGATCATTAATAATTAATCCTTGATTATGGATAAATTGTATTATTTCAATTAATTTTTTAACTATTAATAATAAATTATATGGATTAATATCATCTTTGTAAAATTTATTTAAACTACCATATTCAAAATATTCCATTATAATATAATAATAATCATCATCATTTATAATGTAATATATTTTAGGGATATATTTATGATAATTTAGAATCTTAGTAAAACTATCATAAACTACAACTTCATTACGATTAGTATAATTATATTTTTCCATTTTTTTCATTGCAAATTCTTTTTTTGTAATAAAATTTACAATTTTATTGACAATACCATAATTTCCGCTACCTATTATATGTTGTACTTCGAAAATTAGTGATTTATTAGTAATCTTTTTATGAGTATATAATATATTAAATTTATCTCTATGAAAATTAATTGCATACATTATTTTAATTATTTATATTAAAAAGTGGTATAGAATAAATTATTTTCATTTTTTTTATCCGAATTTTTTCAGAACACTGTAAATGCTGAGTAAAAATATAGTGCAAATTAATCCAATTTGTAATACAATAAACATTTTCATACTAATAAAGGCTTTTGCAATTAATACACTTAATGATATTTGACAACAAACTAATATAATACTAAATGTAAATAAAAGATATAATAAGAAATTATCAAAACAATTTTTTTTTTTATCATTGGACATAATAATAACTTCTTTACAAATATTATCCTTTTTATATACTAAAAAACTTGTTACTTCTTTTCTAGTAATTATACCGGTAGTATGATCTTTGAACCATTGATCGAGACATTTATAATGATATTTTTTTTTATTTTCATCTGGATGTTTAATTTTTGCATATTTGTCATTATTCTTTACTTTATTCAAACAAATTCCACAAATTTTATTAGAATCACACGATTGAGAACTACTTTCTGATTCTGATGCAATAATAGACATATATTAATAATTAATTGATTATTAATAATAATTTGTTTAAATATAAGTTATTTCAATTTTTATTTTTTTTGGAAATAGAAAGAATAATATAATGAATTAAATTCTTCTTCTACTTATTTAACTGAAATGATGTTTTGAATTTATCAAACCATATATTGAAAGGAATACTACCAATAAAATGCATGTTAAATGATTTATATACTCTTTTTAATTCTTCTATATCAACCATAAATTTAATTTTTTTTTTATTATTGTATAATGCAAAGTAATATTTATTACCATATGGATTATAAGTATCTTCTACCGTAACTTTATTTTCAATATAATAAATATTATTTTTAATTACATTTCCTCTCATAAACATTTTAAATAACATTGCACTATTTATTGTAAAACCAATTATAAAAGCATTATGACAAGTTACTGTTGAAATTAATTTTATTAATGAATTAAGATTATGAGGATTATCAAAAAAATTTTCGATAACTGATTTACAATTAACAATATTAAATTTATAATTCTTTAGTTTGTATTTAATATATTCAATATTATCTTCGTTTTTAAGATCAATAATATTAAATAAATAAAAATCATAATTTGGTATTTTTTTATTATTTTCTTTTAATTCTTTAATAAAATTTGTATAAATACTTTTTATTTTCTTCATAATTTTATCATTATAACAAAAAGCAACTACACTATATATATTGTTATCATACCATTTATATATATCATTATAATCATTAATTTCTAAAGATAATAAATTAATTGTATCAATATTATATGTTTTTTTAAGTACATTTATAGTTTCTGTTAATATTTTATTATTTATTGAAGTATAGAATTTAATTAATTCCATAATATATATTATAATTATAAACAAATATTGTAATTAATTTTTTTCTTCAATTTTAGATAAACGATCATTTAATTTTTTGATAGTATTATTAATTTTTTTATCATAATTGTTTAATAATTCTAATTTTTTTTCATAATATAATGCTTTTTTTTCATAATATAATGCTTTTTTATCTAAAATGTTTTTAAAACATCCTAATAAAGTTTTAAATGTTATATTTTCTTTTTTTGTTATAACATCAGTATGTTGGTTAACAGATTTTTTATTATCATTAACACATTCTTTTTTTGTATCATTTGTTTGGATAATACTGCCTGCTTCATTATCTAAATTATTAGATACACAAAGATTATTTTCTTTAGGTGCCATTTTAGTAATAAATTTATTATTAACTTTAACAAAAAGTATGACAATATAATTATTTTTCAATTTTTTGAATCAAACAATAATTTTCTTTTATAATAAGTTATTATAAGAATGGGTATTGAACAATTTTTTAGTAGTATAGAAGAAAATAATATAACTAATCTAGAAACAAGTTTCACTAAAATCCTAGCAAAACAAATAAAAACTCATTATTTATATATTGATTTTAATTCAATAGTTTATATAACTAGTGCAAGTGTTAAGTCAGATTTAAATTATATTTTATATAAATTTTTGACAAAAGAATATGAATCAAAAACTTTTAAAAAATTAATTGCAGAATATAAAATTACTGACAATTATTTTAATGATACAGTTAAATTTTCAAGAATATATCACAATAAATTAACAGAGATCATATTAAAAAAAATAGAAGAATATATAATAAATATAGTAACAAATTATATTTTTCCGAAAACCTTAAAATTATTATATATTGCGGTTGATGGGGTTCCATCAAGATCAAAAATAGAGGAACAAAAGAAGAGAAGATATCTAGGCTATACAATTAGTGTAATTAAAAAGAAAATATTTGAAAAATATTCAAAAGAATTAGAAAATACAAATATACATAGATATAAATATGAAAAACTTAAATTTGAATGGGGACATAATAACATTACTCCAGGTACACCATTTATGACAACATTAGATAATTTATTAAAATCAGATAAGTTTTCAAGAAAATTAAAACATATTTGTACGAATCTAAAATCATATATTGTATCAGGTTTTAATGAATATGGTGAAGGTGAAAAAAAGATAGTAGATCATTTAAGATTATCTGAACAAAAACCAGGTGATTATACAATTTATAGTCCTGATTCTGATATGACTTTATTAGGTTTATTATTAAATACGAGTATGTCTCTAACTGATCCAAGAAGGATAACTAAACTTAAAATATTAAGACATAATCAACAACAAAAGAATTATGATATAATTAATATTGATAATTTGAGTAATAATATTTATAGATATATAATTAATAATTTTACAAGTCTAGATAATCCAAGGAAAGATTCAATAATAAATGATATTGTGTTAATTTTGACTATATTTGGAAATGATTTTTTACCAAAAATAGAATCATTTATTGTTAGACAAGATTTTAATCGTATAATCGACAAATATATTGTTGTATTATTATTACAAAAACATAAAGCAAGATTCAATTATTTAATTGAATATAATAAAACAAATGATCAAGATAAGAAAATAAATCAGAAATTTTTATTTGAATTAATTAAAGAATTACAAAAAGATGAAGGTGGTAATTTACAGAAAAAATATATGGCAACACATTATCGAAATTATAATAAATTAAAGTCAATAATGGGAGCAGATCAAGAAAATTTTACAAAAGTATTCAATACATTTCTTGATGATTTATATAAATTTAATAATGATGTCAAAAAATTTAATAATAATG